AACGTTACCTATCCTTGAACTTTATACCTGTATTCAATCAGAAGGTTCAAGACAAGGTAGACCGACCGTTGCAGTTAGAACAACAGGCTGTACTCACAGATGCTGGTTCGGAGCAGGTGGTTGGTGTGATAGCTGGTATACCTCTATCCATCCAGGCAAAGGAACTTATACGTTCAACGACATCATTAAGATCTATGATGAGAATCCAGGTATTACTGAGATGATGTTAACAGGAGGTTCGCCTACTATGCAGCCTGACCTGTGTAACGAATTGACTCACTTTGCTAACGAAAGAGGAATATTTATAACTATTGAAACAGAAGGTTCACATTTTGTTGAGACGGATTACCCAATTGGTCTTATTTCCTTATCACCTAAGTTTAGTAATAGTGTGCCTAAGCTTGATGTTACTACTCCTATGGGTAAGTTGGTGGACCAAAAGATGATCGATAAGCATAACAGCTTACGATTGAATAAAGAAGCAATGAGAGAGACAATGCAGTATCATGCTGATTATCATTACAAACCAGTTTGGGACGGCACCGAAGAATGTTTAGCTGAAATCGAAGCATTCCGAGTTGAAATGGATATTCCAAAGTGGAAGACTTGGTTGATGCCTGCCGGCGATACTAGAGAGACTCTAATCGATATGTATCCAAAGTCAATTGAACTTTGTATGAAGATGGGTTACAATTGGACCGGTAGGGATCACATTGTGGCTTGGGACACTAAGCGTGCGGTGTAATTAAGCATACGAAAATAGGAAAGGGGTATATTTATAATAAAGAGATCCTTTATTATGTATACCCTTTATTTTCCCTGCACGTACTGCAAAAAAGAACATCCGAAAGTACTGCCAAATAAAACAAGCGCTGTTTTAAGAATAACAAACGGAGAAAAAAATATATTTTGCAACTTAGACTGCCGAAAACTTTGGCATGAGCAGCAGAGAAGAACAGCAACTTGCTTAAATTGTGAAAAAGAATTTTGGCAAGAGCACAAAACAAAGAAGTTTTGTAGCAGAGAATGTTACGGTGATCATATGAAAAACAACCCTGCCGACTACAATCTACCAACTAAAGCAGGACACATGCATCAGACTATGGATAAACAAGCTGCAACAGAGAAAATGCTTATTACTAAGCAGGAAAGAGGTCAGATGATCGAATGGAATAATGCTGAATGGAAGCAATACTGGCGCAGATGCAACCACTTAACAAGAAAAATAAGATCTCAGATGTTGGAGAATTGGGATGGCTTTGATTACATAGACGGGGAGTACATTAAGGATAATTTAAATCTACATTTCTTAGACAGGAATTACCCTTCTTTAGATCATATCAAACCAAGGTCCCAATGTTTTAAAGAAGGGTTATCTCCTTACGAAGCTACTAGTCCGGAAAATCTAGCTTGGACTAAAAGAGTAAATAACAGTAAAAAATATAACAAAAAGTTGGGTTCCTGAAAGAAAGTTCGTATATTCATATTATGACAAACAATAAACAACAAACGGCAGTTGAACAATTTCTAAATGCTATTAAAGACCAAATTCTACTGAGTAAAGAACATCTTGAAATGATAGAATCTTATGCAGACCAATGCAAAGAAATTGAGAAGGAAAAATTGGAAGATGCTTGGGTTGAAGGGTTTAAAAATTGGAATCCAAGTAAAACTTTTGAAGATTATTACAACGAAACCTACGGAGGAGGTGAGTAATGATTGATTGGATAAGAACTTATATCAAATTTGTTTTGCTACATAGGTGGAATAGAGTAAGCCAAGAAGGATTTGAAATGTTAGATAAGCATTGGGAATACAAACCAACAAAGGGAATCAATTTGTGGTTATATAACAAAATCAAAAAAATCAACAGAGGAGGTGAGCAAGTATAGATACTAAAGTAAGTTTAATTTTCTAAAAAAGTCGACACCAGAAAGGCTAGTAGAGTCTATTTATAATAGAGATGGTTATCTACTTAACAACAAATCTAGTAAACGGCAAAAAGTATGTCGGATTAGATACGCACAACAGGCCTTGGTACTTAGGATCAGGAACGGTGTTAAAAAAAGCAATTGCAAAGTATGGAAAAAGCAACTTTAAAAAAGAAATTTTAGAAGAATGCACTACTATAGAGGAATTGCGAGAAAGAGAACTTTACTGGATTAATAAATTTCAAGCACATACAAGTCCGGAGTTTTATAATAGAACTGCAACATTAACACCCACAGAGCACAGGACGGGAAAACCTTTATCAGAAGAGCATAAAGCTAAAATCTCAAAAGCAAACAGAGGAAGAAAACTTCCTCCTGTGTCTGAAGAATCAAATAAAAAAAGATCCGAAGCACTAAAAGGACACACTACATCTGAAGAGACACGAAAAAAAATCTCAGAAGCACAAAAAGGAATCAAAAAAAGCGAAGAGGTAAAGAGGAAGATGAGCTTAGCACATTCAGGAAAGCCACGTGTGAATAGGAGAAAGATAATTTTGCAATTAGATAAAGAAACAGGAGAAATTCTACAAGAATACTCCGGGCTTTTTTCAGTTGAAGCAGCAGGGTTCAACAGGTACTTAATTCAAAATACCTGCACAAGGAGTCAAAAAAAAGGAAAACCTTACAACTCGCAAGGGTATAAGTGGATTTATAAAGATTAAATTCGTATATTAATTAAAACAAGTTATAAAAAGAAGTTATAAAGATGGCATCACTAAAAGTATTAACCGATTACGGCCCGGCGTTTCAAGTCAAGACAATCGGAGCATTATTAACAAGAAAAGAATTCGTTCAGAACATTTACGACATTTTATCAGATGAGCACTTTCCAAACCCTGCTCATAAATGGATCATTAATGAGATTCTAAGATACTGGAATAAGTACCATACAGTCATCTCAATGGATACTCTCCGCGTGGAAGTTAAGAAGATTGATAACGATGTACTTAAGACTTCTATCGTTGAGCAGATCAAAGAAGCTTACCGACATTCAGACGACGAACTTCAATACGTTGAAGAAGAATTTACTGCCTTCTGTAAGAACCAACAATTAAAATCAGCCCTATTAAATTCAGTTGACCTTCTAAACTCAGGTGACTACGATTCAATTCGTCACTTGATTGATAACGCGTTAAAGTCCGGACAAGATAGGAATATTGGGCACGAATATAATAAGGATATTGAGACCCGTTACCGGGAGGATTATCGCCCCACTATTCCTACTCCTTGGCCTATGCTTAACCAATTAACCCAAGGAGGATTTGGTCCTGGTGATTTAGGTATTGTATTCGGTAATCCCGGAGGAGGTAAGTCTTGGATGATGGTTGCAATGGCAGCTCACGCAGTTAAGATGGGTTACAACGTTGTTTATTATACTTTGGAATTAGGTCAGGATTATGTTGGTAAACGATTTGACTGTTACTTTACCGGTCACTCGATCGAAGAGGTTCAACATCATAGATCAGAGGTTGAGAGCATAGTTGATGGTCTGGCCGGTAAGTTGATAGTAAAAGAGTATCCGCCTAAGGCAGCCACTGTGGCAACCTTGAAAGCCCACCTTCAGAAGTGTATTGATGCAGACGTTAAACCTGATATGGTTGTAATTGACTATATCGATTACCTCCGTCCGCCCTCCAAGAGATTCACTGAAAGGAAAGACGAGATTGATGATATGTACGTTGCATGTAAGGGTCTTGCCAAAGAATTTAAAGTAACCGTTCTTTCCCCTTCTCAGGTTAACCGAATGGGAGCAAAAGACGATATTATCGAAGGAGATAAGGCAGCAGGTTCATATGATAAGATCATGGTTGCCGACTTCTGTTTATCATTATCCAGAAAGAAAGAAGATAAGGTTCATGGAACAGGCCGAGTACACGTTATGAAGAATCGTTACGGGATGGACGGTATGACCTTCGGAGCAAAGATCGATACCAATAACGGTCACATCGAACTTACAGAAGATATGCCTACCTACGAAGATACCACTTCTAACACAACCTCTACGTTTTCCCAGGTAGACAGCTTCGATAAACGA